TTGAACAGTTCCCTGTTCGCCTCGAATGGTTGCCATGGTCAGAGTTCCTCGATGAATTCAAAGGTCACACGGACCTGTGTTTGAAAGTAGCCTTCAGGTGCTGGTGTTCCAACAACTTCAGGACCGATTGGCGCATCGAAGTAAACCCCCGACACTATGATTCGATTATAGAGATCACGAATCCTCCCGCCGATTGTATAGTTGGCGCCTGAGCCAACACCAGCAGGCGTGAATATATTGACGACGATAACGCCGACAATTCTATTTTGTGAATCAGTTGTTAGGCCCTGGCTTAGGTATTGATTGGCCCCAAAGTTCAATAAACACTGAACCCATGTTGAGTTGGGTGTTGGCGAATAGGAGACATTATTGAAAACAACAGGAATTGCAGGGCTTAACGCAAGCTCAGTTGCAAGCCTAGATTCAATCGTTGCGCGTACTGTGTTTAGATCTGCTGCCGCCATTAGCCTTGCCTCTTGATTTGCTCATAAGCTGATCGTACAAAGGCTTGCATTTCTTTGCCGATAAGATCAATCCAACCTGCTGATGCTTGCGGACTATGACCATTCGCCAATGCTTCTGCATATTCCAAGTTGTTATGAATGCTGTAATAGTTGCCAAGCTTTTCTTGTCCAGCAGTGTAGTTTGATCCTTTTAATGGTGCTGGCACACCTCTATAGTCACCCTCCGGTGCTGGTGTGCTGTTTGCATTGTTCTCGCCAACTTGCCAGCTAACCCGAAATCTTCCAGTATCAACAGGGCTTTCTGCTTTTAACTTCCCATCAGCTTCAAGCACTGTATCGCGCAATAACTGCTCAATCTGACCTTCCATGTAATCCCCGATCTGCGATAGCTTGATTTCTTTTGCCATCATCAAGCCCTCAAAATAAGTTCGTAAGTGATAGCTGTATTATCTTGCTCAATCGTGTCAACACGAATAATCTGATGCACCACACTGCTGATCACAACATGATCTTTTGTCGTAGGCGCAGCCGCCAAATCATCTGCTGCAACAATTAACTTCTTATCAGTAGCCTCGACTAATTGATTCACCTCAGCGTTGCTGACATTCTCAACCACACCTTTAATTGCAGTATCGTCAGTAGTTTCAGTGACAGAGCCAGTCGTAGCGTTATAGCTCCCTGCCGTGATGTACCGGATCGTTACGTCACCACCCAACGCATTGATGACGTTGCTTGCGACCTTTTCCAGTGATTTGGCAAGGCTCATAATCAGCTCCTTCTGATTGCAATGTTGCCAGGTCCACTAATCCTTAGACCCGTAAGATACCTTTCAAACATTGGTGGGACATGATCAGCACCAACAGCACCAACCTTATCAGGTGTCACATCAATGCTTCCAATCTTGACGTTTTTGTAGTCATTTAATCCACTTAGACTGATGCCATCCTTGTTGTTGTGCAAGTAAACAGCAAGCTCAATTTGTGCCCGCTTGATTTGTTCTGGGATTTCTTCATCAGTAAAGTAATCCTCTGAAATCCGAAAAGGGAATCCAGTTGCGTAAGTATTGATGTAAGTGTCAGGCTTACGAACTCCTGTTCGAGGCCATTGCAATGCCTGTTCATTAGTTGCACGGGCACCTAAAAACCGCTCACGATCAAGCCGTTGAGTTGCAGCAGTCAGTGCACGATTTCGGCTGTCAGTATTGCCGCTAGACCAATGTGAAGCGTCAGTGCTAAGCACCATCGCTTCAACATAGGCATCAGCTTCAATCAGTGTTATGTAGCTGTTGGCGTTTGCGTCGCCCGCCGTTGCGTTGATTGTTACTGCCATCGGGCTTCACAGTAGAAGTCTGTTTTTTTGGCTTTTCAGGAGTGGAGGCCACTGCTTGTGCAGCAGCCTCACGTTCCCTCATTCGCCTAAAAGCGAATAGTCCCATCAATCAATACCAGAGGTGGTGGTGATTCGCACGATACCAATGTTATTGGTTTCGTACACTTTGGTCCAGTTGCCTACAGTTTCCAGTTGTGCCCTGGTGGGGTTAGCAACGGCAGTAGAGAACTTGGAACCAATCGGATGGTACACATAGTGCAGATCGATTGACATCGCATCACTCTTGGCGAGGATGTCACGATCAGTTTCTGTCTGCAGACCAAGCTGTTCGCCAGAACCGATAGCACCTTCGGTGAACATGTAGCTGGCATATTCGGTAGTAGCACCAGAGCCAGCAGTCTGCACATCAGCAGACACAATCACGCGCATTCCCATGAATGTAGGAACACGAACATCACCAAAAGCAGGTGCAGTTGAACCTTGGCTTGCAGCGGTGTCAGCAATGCCGCTGTCGTCGTAGATGAAGTCAATCGCACGACGCTCCATCAGATCGTAATAAACGTTCGGGTGAACGCAGATTGCAGCAAGCTTTTCACCTTGATCACCAAGGAGAGACTTGCCAACAACGATTTGACGGGGGCCAAGATCAGTAGGGGTGTCACCAGAAGCACCATCAACAGCCAAGCCTGCATAAGCAGCAGAGCTGGTGTCACCAACAGCACCGAACACACCGCCAAGGCAAGAAAGAAGATCTTTCTGACGCTGGTTAGCGATGTAGTCAGCAATCTTGTTGCCGATAGCAGCCATAGGATCAGAACCTGCAGCAAGTGCAGCCAAATCCCGTGCTTCAAATGCACGACCACGATGCAGAACAGCAGCAACCTGCTTATCAGCAGTGATTTTACCAGGAGTCAAGGAAGTGCTATCAGTCAGGGTCTCGAAATCACCTGCCAGATTTGCTTTCCAATGCGGAACTTGAACAAAGTCACCGCCACCTTCAGAAGCATTCAGCTGCTCCATTGGTTGCACCACACCAGAAGCCAAAAAGGCATCACGTTGCGTGGTGGCCTCAACGACGTAAGGCGTAAATACTTCGGGGATGATGACATCAGAGCGAAGAGTACTCGCCATGACTAAACCTCAATAATGTTTTACGGTGTGGGCGTAACCCGATATGGCGCAGCGTAGCCTTGCCTTACGTTTATATTAACGTCCCGCTGCAGCTTTCAACCTTTCATACAAATCCCGATCAGTACGATAAAGCCTTGATTGTTCGGTTAGGTTGAAATTGTCCTTATCAAACGGGTTCTTGGTGCCTGGTGGAATGTCACCACCAATGCTGCGGCCTGATGGTGCACCAGATCCTTGCGGCTTCGGTGCTTTTTGCATCCACTCCGGCAATGACGCTTTAGCCCAATCCGCAACAGGTCTGCGTTCGTAGCCATCAACGACAACAACAGTGCCATCAGGTTCACGCTGAATTTTGTCCGCTGATAGCTTCGTTTTGAGCACTAGATCAGGATCATGCACAATATCTGCCAAGGCAGTTACAGCAGGGCTGATCAATTCAAGTTCTCGTACCTTGGCTTCAAGTTCTTGAATGCGCTGGTCCTTTTGCGTCGACGCCTCACGGAACTGTTGCTCCAAAGCCTGTCGCGCTTCAGTGTATTTTCCTTCGGATTCAAGCTTTGATTGTTCAGCTTGCCGCTTGAATTCCAAAAGTTCTTGAACATCCACGTCCTCAGGGATGGACTTTGCTTTTTTTAGCTTGCCGATTAGCTCATGATTTTTGCGTTCAAGAGCTTCGATGCTGTTTTTCAGTGAATCAATTTCGCCGCTGTTTTGCGTTTCAACAGACGTAGCCTGTTGATTTTGCTCGTCAGACATGAATAACCCGTAAGGTTGTTTTCAGTCGAATGTTATCACCACTTCTCTTTATTTGCCCAGAATGCTGCGGACATCTTGCCTTTGGCGATGTTTTTTGCGTGCCGTGCTTTAAATGATGCACGACGTGCTTTTGCAGCCTTTGATTCACCTTCACGACGCGGTGAACCTGACACACCTTGTTGTCCAAAACGAATTAGCTTGACCTTATCGCCTTCCTTGGCAAGTACCGCGTGTGACTTATTTGGATGCTTTGGCGTACGTTTGGGCTTGTTGTACCCTGCAAAAGTCTCACCGCGATACGTGATGCTCATTTGCGTTTCGGTGCCTTGCGTAGTTGTGATTCACGCTTTAGTACTGGGTTGCCAGTTGATTCAGATTTAATCCGAATCACAGGATCATCCTTACTGCCAACACGAACAACATTGCCACCGGTTGGGCCTTTGATCATGGCGCGTTCACCAGCAATGCTGGTCACGACACCATAAGTGCGCTTGCCTTGATACGTCCAGCTCACACGATCGCCGCGTTTCATTTTTTCTTGCTGCCTTTTTTGGTCATCGGCTTATAAGGCTTTTTTGGGCCTTTGTACTTGCCAGGCATGACGTTGCTGCTGTTGCTTTTAGTCTAGTTTGCCGTAACGCTTGCGTAAGTCTTGCAGTGTAAGTTCTGAGCCATCATCACGAACAAGTTTTGCAATCGCATCTTTTGGGCCATGCTTAGCTGAGAGCTTTTTAAAGTATGGAACTTTGGATTTTCCTAGTGCTTGTTCTTGTACTGATTTACTTTGCTTAGCTAGCCATTGCCCATAGCTTTGATCTGCTGGAACTGCACCGCCTTGTGCTGCACGTTTACCGCGTGGTGGTGGATCAAACGGCAAGTTGTCATAGTCAATCACTGCAACCGTCGTGCTACGACAGTTGAAGTGCTGCGGTGGTTTCGGACCCTTGCCGTATTCAAATTCTCGACCATCCAGTGCACGACAAATGGCAGAAGTACGAGTGTCAAGCGTTGCAATATAACGATATTTTTTCGTGATGTCTTGGTTGGCTTCATAGACCTGCTGTGAGGCTGCATTGGCAACCTGATTGATGCTAGTTCGGACAAGGGCAACAACTTGATTGTTGGCGATTCGTGTTAGTTCTCCACCAGCTCTTTGCAGCTCCTTAACTGACAATCCTGCTGCACGAACTTGACCACGAGACAATGGCCCAATATCTCCAAAATCAAGCCTTCCAACAAGTCGGCGTGCAATGTCTTGTGTTGGCTCACCAGTTAGCAACCCTTGACGCACAACTTGACTAAACATTTCGGCTTGCGATTCAGCTAAACCGCGAAACGCTTTATTTACAACCTGACCGTTTGGAAGTGTTATTGCAATTCCCTGCGTTGCGGTCAAGCTAAAGGTTTGCGGTGCGCCCTGCACTGCAGCGAATAAGTCATCAGACAGCGCAACAACATTGATCTGCGTTGGATCTGTCATCACAACAGACTGTGCAAACTGCGGGCTGATTTCAACAGTTCGCACGATGTTACGACTGCCGCGTGGCAATACTTTTTTAAGCTGTTCTTCTACAAATTCAGATTGCAGTTCTGCTAAACCTTGCAACTCTGCTGCTGTTAGCCCTGTACTGTCACCGGCCCATGTATCTAATGATTCCTTGAGCTGGGCAATAATTGACCGCAATCGTGCTACTTTTTGCGGTTCTGTTATTGTCGGCAATTCGCCGTCAGTAACATTAGGGATTAGCCTTTGCAGCTGATCAACAGCATCAAGAATGATGCGATTGTAATTGATAATAATCCTACGAGCAACACTGTTGCTATAGCGATTCAAATCAATCGCATTGCGATATAACGACTCCGGCGTGCTCATTGTTAATACAACCCAATATGTTCTGGATCGTAAGGGCAGATGATTGAAATCTCAGCGCCACCTTCAATTGCTTTGTGCATAAGCTCAGCAAAACCTGCAATCGTGTCTGCACCTTCGTCAATCAGCTTCACTTCATCAACTGTTTCAACACCATACTCTGATCGCCATGTCATGCGAACAACAGCAAATAACCTGTTTGGCAATTCTTGCTGAACGTAGTGGACGCTGTGCTTTTTCGATGTGTCCGGTTCCATTACGTCCACGCCGCTGCACTCATCATGCTGCATCTTCTTCAATCAGGCTTGACTCTTCAGGTGCAGGTTCCGGTGCAAGATCCATTAACCC